GAGCCCCGCGCGAGGCCGATGCCTTCGCCAGACGATCCGCATAAGGGTTCGCCGCTGGCGCAGGGCCTCCCAACTGTCCGATCTCTGGCAGACTGACACCAGGGATCGTATTCATGATGGCGATCAGGCGGTCAATGCGGCTCGCGACTGATTGCACCATAGCCGTGAGCGCTACGCCAACCGCGTTTGTCGCTCCGATGATGGCGGAACCGATCACATCCCCCAAGTTAGACCATAGGAACTTGATGTCGTTGAACGCTGCGACGAATGAACCGATGATATAGTTCACGCCGGTCTTGGCCGCGCCCACGATGTCCGTGCCGAGGATCTTCGTCAGTTCCTCGCGAAACGCAATGGCCGCCGTGATAGCCGCAGCAATGCCGAGCGCGATTGCCCCGACCGGGTTCGCCGCCGCCATCGCCGCCGTAGCAGACACCGCCGCGACAGCCAGGCGCCCAATGGCGACTGTCACCGAAGCGATGCCCGACACAATGGCCGGCGCATAGATGAGCGCCAGCGCAGCAGCAACAGCCGCCGCATAGGGCGCCACCACCTGGAGCGCCGTCGCTAGGCCCCGCAGCGCGGCCGCGCCCACCTTGGCCCAATTGACCAACTGGATGCCGGCCGCCGCAAGCGTAGTAAAGGCGATGATCGCCAGCGACAGAGGGGATATGACCGACAGAAAAGCCGCCCCAAGCCCGGCGAGCGGACGCTCCATCGTGCCGATCACCGCCGCCAATTGCGTGCCTTGCTGCAAGCCAATCTGCATAGCGGCCATGCCAGCGGCCGCACTCACTGCCACGTCATGGAACTGCCCCGCGATGTTCGAGACGTTGTGGGCGCCGGACCTGAAGGCGTTGTCGTTTGCTGAAGCAGCCACACGCATGTTCGCATTGGCCGCGCGCTGGGCAGCGCTGGCCTGGGAGTCAAGGGCGCGCGCCGCAGCCTCAGCCGCGTTTGCAGCGCTCCGCCCGGCCGCCTGAGATGCAGGCCCAAGCGCGCCGGTCGCAGCCTCCGCCTTCTTCGCCGATCCTGCCAGCTTGTCGAGTGACTTCGCGCCCTTCTCCACCTGGGAGGAATCGACAGCAAGGCCAAGGGTGGCAACGTCAACCATTTGGCGCCTTCCTCTTCCTCGATTCCTGGTGGTCAAGCTCATCGGCTAGCGCCGCGCGAAAGGCTGCATCCATCCGACGGAGGATCGCCACCTCTTCACGGGTGACGATTTCGCCCGTCATCGCCGCCCATGAGGCAAGGTACTCAGGCGAAATGGCCGCCACCCCACTGAAAGCCTCGGGCCGGCCCCGGTGCAGATCCCAGAACCATTCAATGATATGCCCGCCATCGGCAGGCTCTTCGATGTCAGGGTTCAACTCCGGGCTATCGAACCGGAGGTGATATTGCCGGCGGGTTTCGCCGTCCTTGTCCGGCGTTTCGTAGAGCGCCAGGAGCCTCACGTATTCGGAGAGACGCTCTCCGAGCTGGTCGTAAAATTTGCCAGCGTGTTAGCCGCCTCGCTGACCTGGGCAAAGATCCATTCCGTCTTAGGATCGGAGAGGATTTCGCAGGCCGTCTTGAACGAGTGCTCGGGCACCGCGCCCTTATAGGTCTGCTTGCCCCAATCCCAACTGGCGATGGCAGCAGCGGCCTTCTCGACCTCCTGGCGCTCCGCCAGTTCGCCCTTGACCAGCTTGCCGCGCTGCATGCGTTCCATCCGTTCGTCCAACTGGCGACGAACGATCTTCTTGACCTCTGGGCTAGATGCGGACCGGATCTGAAACACAATGCCAAGTGGCTCTTCCGTCACCGGGTGCCTGAGGTGAAGCGGGAAGAGGGTCTCGTGGGAGAAGAGAGATGCGATGTCCATGGATCACGCCAGCTGCGGTTCGACGACGACTTCTTCCTGGTTCATGCCGAGGGTCACCTCCTCGCGGATGAACTCCTCTTTCCTGCCGCCGGGCCGGCGCGGGCCGTAGACGCGGCCGCAATTGTAGATCGTGGTACCGGTCGCATAGGAGGACGACGGCTTGTCGTCATAGACCAGCTTGAAGGCATAGTCAGCGTCGACCTTAGCCGCCGCGCGAAGCGCGACCTGCCCAGCATCATCGAACACACGGGCATATTCGACCGTCCAGTCGCCGCCGTTCTGTTCGCCCTTACCCTTCTGGGTCGGCTCATCGAGGACCGGATAGGACACCGGGTTGGTGTCGCCGCCCACGTCGGTGACGCTCCCGACCTTCTTGATCTGCACCCAGGTCAGCGCCTCGAACGCAGCCTGATTGAGCGGAAGTCCGGTCTGCGCAGTGGCGCAGATGTAAAGCTTGGTGTTGATCTGGGTATCGGCTTTCCCGGCCATGGCTGTGTCTCCTGGGATTTCAAACGATTGCTTGCCACGCCACAGTCACGGGCGTGCGCAGGTTCGGCGGGTCGATGATGGTGGATGCGACAGACGGCTTGCTGGTGATCTTCACCTTGAAACCGGTGCCTTCGAGAACGGCGCCGTTGAAATGGTCAACGATGGCGCCAGCGGTTTCCAGGCTAGGGATAAGGCCCGGCCCCCTGCCCTGCGGCGTGACGACGGTCACTTGCATGAGCCCGACATGCTGACTTTCGTCGGCGGAATCCAGGTAGGGGCTGCGCACCGTGTTGGGCAAAAAGAAGACTTCCAGCCAGGAGCCCGACACCGGGGGCGTAAACTCACGGAACGGCCACGCGACGGGCAGCACCGGGCTGTGAACGAACGCGCTCATCTTTTGCATGAGCAAGTCCGCTATCTGGGCTTCCGGCCGTGTCGCCATCGTCCTATCCTTCCGACATGACTGACTTGACCGATGAGCAGGCGCACGAGCGGCTTGTTGCGGCGCGCGAGGCGCTCGGAGATGAGGCCGGCGCATCCACTGCCGCCAAGACAGCCTTGGAGGCCGCGAGGAAAGCGCTTGTCCTGCTGCAAATGGGGCTCGTACTCGCTATGGAGCGCGCCGGGCGCGGAAGCTCGCCACCACCCGATTGACGATCTGGTCCCAATTCTGTGCCGCCAGTTCCACAAACAAGCGGGGCTGCCTGCCCTTGGCGCCATAGTTCACGTGCCCGGCATAGTTGGCGCCGTAGCTGGCCATGATGGTGTCGCCGATTTTGGCGCCGTCAATAACAAGGTCCACCTGAGGCGCTGTGAATGAGCCCTCTCCCGGCGATGGATGCTCACGGGACAGCGGCACAGGCCCGGTGTTGATGCCGACCTGCAAGGATGCCCGCAAAAAGCCAGTGTCGACCGGCATATTCCCGCCGCCGCCGACCGGCTTTTGCATCTCCTCGATCACGTCCGATGCGGACTGCCGAAAGACCGCCGTGAGGTCATCCTTCGTCGCGCCCGCCCACCCTTGGACGGCTGCGGCGAAACTGGTGCGGCTAACGGCCATTGCGCTGCGCCAGGAAGTCCATGCGCACCGTCATGTGGCACCGGCACATGGCAATCTCCCGCACGGGGGCTTGAGGGTCCCCCGGATAGCGCAGCGTTGCGCCAGACGGGCTGACGAAAGACGCCTCGAAGGTGATAGCCTGCCCGTTCAGCACCCGGTGTGTGCCCCGCACGCGCTCATCACGCGCCGACGCCCACACCTTCACCAAGGTCTCGACCTTCACCTGCCCTCGGTCAATGGCCTGGCGCCAGCCCTGCATCTGGGCTTCGTGCAGCGAGGTCATGGCCTCGGTCCGGCCGATCACCTCTGCCCGATAGCGCAAGGCCCGGTTTTTGTACGCCTCGACCATCTTCGCGACCATGGGCGCCGGAACGGGCTTGCCCTCGCGAATGGCCTTGGCGACGGTGCGGTCAAAGCGCTTGTCCCGCAGCGACATTTCAATGGCCGCCTGCATCTGGGAGGGGTCTCCCGAGCGCAGGCGCGTCTCGTAGGAGCGCACCCATTCGGCCTGAGAGGACGTGAGCCCGATTACGCCGCCCTCGCGCCGGCCGGTAGACCGGTTGAGCCTGCCCACCAAATCCAGCGCCACGGTGCGCGGATTGTTGCCCGCCTCCATACCAGAGGTCAGGAAATTCCTGATCATTTCGCGCTGATCGGCCATCACTTCCGTGATCAGCCAACTCGAATGCGTCCGCAGCCACTCCTCGGCCGCCGGGTTGCGCACGTCGAACAGCACCTTCAGG